AGATAGCATAGTATGGAGCCTCATATACCTTTGTTTTCTCTCGATTGTTTCCAGGCAAGAACCCCATGTCGCGCGTAGGTACTACCGATCTAACGATGACGAGTTTTTTGTATCTATCTGATTCGGATAAGATTGTCTGTATAGATAGCATAGTATGGAGCCTCATATACCTTTGTTTTCTCTCGATTGTTTCCAGGCAAGAACCCCATGTCGCGCGTAGGTACTACCGATCTAACGATGACGAGTTTTTTGTATCTATCTGATTCGGATAAGATTGTCTGTAATGCTAGGTAGATTGATAGAAAGCTCTTGCCTGTGCCAGCTATTCCATGGAGCAGAAGGTTCTTACCAATATTATATTTTTCAAAGGTGATTCTTTGATTTTCAGTAAGTGGTTCTATCTGCTTTAATTTAAAATTAAGTCTTAATGTATCTTCATTTTTTTGAGTTTGACCATTTTGGTTGAGGATTCTACGCTGTTTACGAGTCAATCTTTTTTCTGTCATTATACTTTCTTTTAGAAATTGTTTATAGTGCTCCTTGCCAATCCTCTTGAATTTTTCTTCTTCATTTCTTTAAGCAGATCTCTGAATGCGGGATCAGGCTTTCCCATACCTCTGCCAGAATGAATCATTGGAGCTCCATTAACGAGTTGAGCGATATTGGTGTTATCTTTTAGATACTGATCAAGAGCAGAGATAGTCATAAACTCCTCAAACTCTTCACCAGTAGAAGTATTTATAAAAAGATACGTCGGCATATGTTATCGCTCATAATCATCATAATCGTCTTCGTCTTCTTCGTCAAGAATGGAAATGTCCTTTGTTCGAAGAGCACGATCTAATCGTTTTTCATCATACTTGTTAACACGATTACGATTGTCTTGTTCGTAATTGTCATCATCAGTGGACCAATCGTTCTTGCGGAACTTCTTGAACTTCTGCTTGCTCATTATGGCAACAACCCCGGAAATGCTTCTTTAACCATTGTTTCGTCAATACCCTTCCATGGAAGCTTTTTGTCCTTTATCGAACAAAGGAGTTTCGCATCAGCAGCTGTTACATTTTCTAGCATTTCGATAAACAGTTGCTCACGTTTAACCTGCTTGAGACCAGGATGGCCACCTTCGACGAAATACGTTAGCTTACGACAATCACGAATCAACACACCTTCTTGGTCAGGAAGTCGATTGGGATTGTATGGCGGTTCGCCTTCTGGAAGCAACCATTTAACTCGAGGGTCATAAGCTCCTTGAAGGATAGTCTTCAGTGGAAAACTATCATTCATACGCAATGCTTCAACCTTTTCAGTACGTTTCTTAAGCTTTGATACTTTTTCAAGAAATTCGGCCAAGCCGACGCGAACACCCATTAGAATTCTCCGATATGTTCTGTTAGATTTTTTAGTTGGTTAGAAATAAAGTATGTCATCAGTTTTTCTCTACCCTTGTTAATTTGGGATAGATAGGATTCAGTGATTTTCTGACGAATATCATCTGGTATCATATTCAAATCAATTAGATGTTTGTTTCTTACATAATTTCGATAGTTTGGATGATCAATTTTTTCATCCAAACCGAGCGATATCATACTATCAATTTTCTTCTGAGTCAATGGCTTTTGTCGTTCCCCGATAACAAAACAATTATCAGGAGAGAGTACGTTAGGTACACCATCCCCAGCATCTCCCTTTAAAATGTGTTCTTCTAGATAACGTTCCGGATTATCGTGTTTGATCCATTTCTTACGTGTCGGATCATACTGCTTTACCCAAGATCGAGTATGAAGCTGGATAAAATCCTTGTCGCCAGAAAGAATTAGGATGTCTTCATCTGGGTAATTATCACATAGTGTGGCGATGATATCATCCGCTTCCGCAGTCTCAACATCAATCACCTTGTATGGAAAATAATCCTTGAGTTCTTGACGAATCTTATTCAGGCACTCGAAGATAGATTTCCAATCGAGTTCTGATTTTTCCTGATTCTTCTTACGGTTAGCCTTATAATAAGGGAACTTCTGCTTGCGCCAATAATTCGTGTTATCACAAGCAATGACGAGCTCACCATACTCGTCGTGGAATTTACTACGATAAGATCGTAACGAATTGAGAACCATATGGCGAACCATATTTTCCTCAAGCTGAGCATTGGTATGGTTCCCCAACTGCATAAGCAGATTGGAAAGCATAACCTGTGATAAGTCAACGATAATCATTATCAAGAAGCCTCTGTTTCTACATTCAGATCAAGATTTATATTGTCGACAATTCTCAGAGAATCATCATCAAAACAAAAAACATTTTCACTCAATTCCTGGAATGGGTGCCTCAGTTGATAGTACTTAGCCAATAAAGACTTTATTGATTCGATAATCAATGCTACATCCTTAACATATTGATTACTCTCATTTTCATACTCAGGAATAATATTGAAACCAGCAAGCTCAATATTATTGAAAAGTTGTGGCAATATCATACCTAAAGTCTCATCGATATGATTGAGCTTAACTAACATAACACCAGCTGCAGCTGACAAACTATCCACGCGGTTCTTATTTTTAAGAGGAAACTCTATGACATTATTATTACTAGCTCGATCATCAACCACTGTCTTATTATACTCCTATAGGAAAAAATGTCAATACCTTCATATTCATCAACTGTGGCTGGTCAATCTAGAACCGAAATTGGTAAATTTAAAATCATATATCTTGCACTCTGTTCCATTGGTTATGGTGTCGATTACTTTCTGTCTCTTGTCGGGTGTAACATAGAACAAAAAGAATCCGCCGCCGCCAGCACCAAGTAATTTGCCACCAAGAGCGCCAGATTCAAGAGCCTTATTATATATTTTATCAAAATACTCGTTGGTTATTGTGCTTTCTACTCTTTTTTTATCAAGCCAGGCTTCATGAAGCAATTGACCAAAATCATTTAGCTTATTTTCAGAGAGCATTTTTGCAGCAATAAATGCCTTATCCTTGCTCCTTTTGACAAGTTCAAATTTATCTTGCTTACTCATAGCAGCTGCTTGTTTTTGTAAAATTGAACTAGCATTTCTACCACGACCAGAATAAACAAGTAATAGAGATCGTTCTAGATTATTGAATATTTCTCTATCACAAGAAAGCGGTTTTACTTCAACAGTTCCATCTCCATGAAATTCAAAAAGATTCATACCGCCATATGCCGACGCATATTGATCCTGCTTACCAACTGGATATGTGCACATGTTCCTTTCGATATGATATGCTGTTTGTGCAATATATTCTCTGGTTAGCATAGAATATTGTTCACTCTCATCTCTATGGGCAAGGCAGTTTATTAAACCAACTGTGAATGCTGATGAGGAGCCAAGACCAGATCCCTTAGAAAGGATATCTGCTATAGATGCTATAGTATATTCCTTTTCGATCTTATAGAACTTTAGGCTCTCACGAGTGATTGCATGCTGCATCTGCTCCACATCTGGGAATTCTTCGATCGTGTCATACATGATCTTTATTCCCAGATGTGGAGTCTTATGAATCATAACATATATGTATTTGTCAATCGTAACAGAAAGAGCAGCACCACTTTCCTTTTCAAAAAACTCCGGCATATCAGAACCTCCGGAGAAAAAAGAAATGCGTAGGGGCGTCTTAGAAACAATCATTATGTTGTCCTATAAACAAATTGTTGTTTTGGTTTTTGACGAGATTTAACATCCGGATATCTATTAAGAAGGTCTCTCAACATCATTTCCCACTGATTTTTGATTCTGTTTATATCATATCTGCTATCAACGAATACCTTGTTGAACTTCACCATTGGTTGATGATCATTATTGCGAACAAAGCTAATTGCTGCATTTAGATGCTTAGCAAAAATGTTGGCATGATTAGATTTATCCTGATAATCACCTTGATACATAACATTCAAGCAACCAGAAGTCTCAGGAAGTGCACCAAAATTTGGGTGTACACAAACAAGACCAGCAGACATAGATTCTAGCATTGCACGACAAGAAGTTTCCTGCCAGATAGATGGGTAGGCAAAGATATGTGCACTATTCAATGCCTGTTTGAGCTGATCATTCGACACAAACCCATAGTATGTCATCTGGGGATGATTACGAATACGATCATAAAGCGGTTCAAATTGTTTA